GAGTTGAGGGCGCTTGAGCAATACAGGATTGGTGGCTGGTACAGCCTCAATCCGAAGGACGCACGGCTGGTGGCTAGTTTTCTCAACAGGCTGGCAGACGAGAAGGAGTCCGCCCAATGACACACGCATGGTGCAAAGACGTTTCACGCGACGCCGCCGTCCGAGCGGCCGAGGACGGCCGGACGGGGCCGCTGCCGACGCTGGGAGAGGCGATTGCGGCTGTTACGGAACGTCGGTCGGACCAAACGAAAGGCGACGAAATGTCACAGGGCATGCGGACGGAGCGGGTCACGCTGGAGGAGCGGATCACGCTGGAGTTTTCCTTCGACCACAAGAGCAACTTCCGCCCGAGAGAATGGGCCGCAACATTTCTCCCAGGCGCTGTGTGCCAGGGTATTTCCGTCCGCGTCGTGAGCGACGAGGAGCCGATTCCGCCTGCCCCGGTATCCCGCCCAGCCGAGACGCGGCAGACGCAAGCCGAGCGAGTCGGTTGCGGCTGGTGGTTTCCCAAGTGCGACAAGCCATCTGCTCCGCCGCCGCCTCCACCAGCCCCTCCGAGGGTTCATCGTGGCTCCGGTGTGTTCGACGCCAACGGCGACGAGGTGCCGTGGGAGGGTGTCGTTGCAGCGCTCACCAAAGAGCGTGACGCCGCGATCCGCGAGCGGGAAGAGGCGAAGGCCCGCGTGTCTAGGGTGCTGAAGTCCAGTGATTCTATGTGGTCGCAGATTCTGGTCGTCGGTGCCGAGCGTGACAAGCTCCGTGCCCGCGTGGCCGCACTTGAGGCCGCGAGCGGCGGCGGGGAGGGGGAGGCGGTGGCGTGGGGCGTGATGGTTGGCGGAAAGATCGACCAACACGCGGGCAGCGACGCGCTGTTTGTAGACAACGAGGAGGCGCAAGAGTGGTGCCACGACGCGGCAATCAGCAATCGAGGCACCGTCGTCCCCCTCTATCTCGCACCTCCGCAGCCGCGCGGGTGGCTGACGGAGGAGGAGCGGGAAATGCTGCGATACGCTAGCCAAGGGCTCAGAGAGGCGGGCGGAATCAGCAACGTCCAGGCGATGAAGCAGATCGACGACCTCCTCGCCCGGTCGTCGCCGCCGGAGGTGGTGCATCCCGACTGCCACTTCGACCAGTTCAGCGGGTGCAGTGCCGTTCACGCATGGAACATCTGTGCGGCAGATTTCAGGAAAGCCCTCGCCGCGGCGGGGGTGGCGGTGAAGGAGGTGGGCGGTGAGTGACATCGTTGAACGCATGCGAAAGTGGGAGGACCGACTCGGGAACGTCACTCCCGGCGAGTTGATGGACGAGGCCGCAGCCGAAATCGCCCGGCTCCGCGAGGAACGGCGGTGGGTGCCGGTGGGCGAGAGGTTGCCGGACATTGGCGAATCTGTGCTGGGTGTTCATTGTGGATGCGTCAGCGAGTTCTGGTTCACGAAACTCGGCTTTGAGACAGAGCGCGGCGTGTTCAAGGTCACTCACTGGCAGCCGCTGCCGCCGGGGCCGGGGGGGGACGCATGATCCTTGCCATCGACCCAGGGCCAGAGCGGAGCGCTTACGTCGTATGGAACGAAGGACTCGTCGTCGATTCGGGATGGACTGACAATGCGTCCGTCAGAGATTGGGTTGCTTATTACGCACGCCAACGGCAACGAATCGCCATCGAGATGATCGCCTCATACGGCATGGCCGTTGGTGCTTCAGTGTTCAATACCTGCGTCGAGATCGGACGCATGGTCGAGGTCGCCAAGGCTCACGGCGTGAACGCCGAACTGATCTTCCGCAAGGATGTAAAGCTGCACGTGTGCGGATCACCTCGAGCTAAGGACGCCAACATTCGGCAGGCTCTCATGGACACGTACGGGCCAGTGGGCACAAAGAAACAGCCAGGGCCGCTGTATGGTGTGAAGTCGCACGTGTGGGCGGCACTGGCTGTGGCAGTAACAGCGGAGGCCGTGATTGTCGCGGGTCCTTCCCGGTAATTCGGCTCGAACGGGGCACTGCGATCCGCCAAGATTTAGCGTGTTTTTTAGCCACGAACGGATTCGGTGACTGAATGGCCGTCCGATCCGATCAGAAACGCCGCGCAGACGACGCCCAGGCGAAGCGGGACGCCGAGCGATACGACGACATCAAGTCCCGCACCGGCGAACGCTCTCGCCGAGTCTCAGCCGCCGGCCGAGACATCGGCCCGCCGCCGGCAGTCGTTGATCCGGCCCGCCGCGACTCCTGCCGGCTCGACTTCCGGCTGTTCTGCGAGACGTACGCCGCCGAGTCGTTCCCGCTGGCGTGGTCGCCCGACCATCTGACCGCGATCGCCAAGATCGAAGCGTCCGTGCTTCGCGGCGAGCTGTTCGCCTTCGCCATGCCGCGCGGCTCGGGCAAGACCACCCTCTGCGAGTGGGCATGCCTGTGGGCACTGCTGAACGGCCACCGGCAGTTCATCACGCTGATCGGCTCGGATCAGTCGATCGCCGAGCAGATGCTCGACAGCATCAAGAGCCACCTCGAGCAGAACGACCTCCTGGCGGCCGACTACCCGGAGGCGACCTATCCGATCCGGGCGCTCGAGGGGATCAACGCCCGTGCCCGCGGGCAGACGATCGAGGGCCGACCGACGAAGATCGAGTGGACCGCCGATCAGATCACGCTCGCCACCGTCCCCGGCGGGGCGTCCTCGGGTGCCGCTGTTCGCGTGGCCGGCATCACCGGCCGCATCCGCGGGCTCCGGCACACCCGCCCAGACGGGAAGACCATCCGGCCCGACCTCGTCTTGATCGACGATCCGCAGACCGACGAATCGGCCGCGAGCCCCTCGCAGTGTGCCACCCGCGAGCGGACGCTGTCCGGGGCGATCCTCGGCCTCGCCGGCCCCGGCAAGCGGATCGCCGGGCTCTGCACGGTCACGGTCATCCGCACCGACGACCTAGCCGACCGGCTCCTCGACCGCCAGAAGCACCCGTCGTGGCAAGGCGAACGCACGAAGTTGGTCTACGAATGGCCGGACGCCGAGGACGACTGGAGCCAGTACGCCGAGCTTCGGCGTGAAGGCCAGCGGGACGGCACCGGCACCGGCGCGGCCGACGACTTCTACCGCCAGCGGCAAGCGACGATGGACGCCGGCAGCCGGGTCGCGTGGCCGGAGCGGAAAGCCCCCGACGAACTGTCGGCGATCCAGCACGCCTGGAATCTCCGGATCGACCGCGGCGAGGCGGCGTTCAATGCCGAGTTCCAAAACTCGCCGCTGGCCGACGACATCACCACCGACAAGCTCGACAAGCGGCAACTCGTGCTCCGCGCGACGAACATCGCCCGCGGGATCGTGCCGGCCGGTCACACGAAGCTGACCGCGTTCGTGGACGTGCAGGACCGGCTTTTGTACTGGCTGGTGGCGTCGTGGTCGGAGTCGTTCGGCGGGCACGTCGTCGCCTACGGGGCACACCCCGATCAGGGCTCGTCGTTCTTCGAGGCCGGGTCGGCTCGGAAGACGTTGGCACTCGCATCGCCCGGGGCAGGCTTTGAGGCGGCGCTACGTGCCGGGCTCGACGAGACGGCGCGTCTGCTCCTCGCCCGCGACTGGCCGCGGGAAGACGGCGTCCCGATGCGAATCTCTCAGCTCATGGTGGACGCCAACTGGGGGCAATCGACGGCAGTCGTGAGGAACTTCGCCCGATCGTCACCTTTCGCGGCACAGATCCTGCCGAGCCGTGGCAAGGGTGTCGGGGCATCGGGGACGCCGATGGGGCCGCGGAAGAATCGCGGCGATCGGGCGGGGCTCAACTGGCTCGTCGGCAAGACTGCCGAGGGCACGCAGATCGAAGCCGCCTACGACACAAACTTCTGGAAGACGTTCGTATCTGGCCGCCTGCGGCTCGGTCTCGGCGATCCGGAAGCCATCATGCTGCACGCCGGCAATCACGAGATGCTGATCGAACACCTCGTCGCCGAGTTCCCGGTTCGCGTCGAGGCCCGCGGCCGGAGCGTGGACGAATGGAAGTCGGTCGCCCGCGAGAATCACTGGTGGGACTGCCTCGTCGGGTGCGCCGTCGCGGCGTCGATCACTGGCCTCGAGCCGGCCGCCAGCGAGGGCGGATTTCGGAAGCGGAAGAAGGTCAGCATCCCGACCGGCCCTGACGGTAAGCGGGTGATCGTCACGAAGCGGGCGAAGTAGTCGCCACACCCCCTCTCGATCCGTTGCCGTCTCCGCGACTGTGGAGGCATGAGCGACGAACTCGCAAGCAAGATCGACACGGTGGCGCAGGGGCCGGCGTCTGTCCGCACCGACGCGGGCGAGGTCACGGCGCAATCGATCCCCGACATGATCGAGGCGGACAAGTACCTCGCCGGTCGGAACGCCACGTCGGCCGGCAACGCTCACCGCGGGCTCCGCTTCAACAAGATCATTCCTCCGGGGACGACTTGAATGGGGCTTGCCAACCTCATCCGCACCGGCCGCTGGTCGCCTCCGAAGAAGGCGATCCAGGTCGTCCGTCCGCTCGCACGGGCGCGGTTCGACGCCGCCCAGACGAGCGACGATAGCCGGCATTGGGCGAACGCCGACGCGCTGTCGGCGAACGCCGCTCTCACGCCGGAAGTCCGGCGGATCATCCGCAATCGCGCCCGCTACGAGCGGGCGAATAACGCATACGTCCACGGCATCTGCGTCACGAAGAGTAACGACCTCATCGGCACCGGGCCGCGAATCCAACTCGACACCGGCAACGCCGATTCCGACCGGGCGATCGGCCGAGCGTTCTTCGATTGGTCGTGGTCCGTCCGCCTGGCCGACAAGCTCCGCACGTCCACCGAGGCCCGCGTTCTCGACGGCGAAGCGTTCGCGCTCTTCTTCACCAATCCCCGGCTCGACCCGCGCGGCGTGCAGCTCGACCTTCGGCTGATCGAGGCCGACCAAGTCGCCTCGCCGGCCTACGACTACCAGCAGACGATCTCGCCCGACGGCTCGCTCGTGGACGGTGTCGAACTGGACCGGCACGGCAACGTGATCGCGTACCACGTTCTCACGTCGCACCCCGGCTCCAACTTCCTCATCGGGATCAACGAGTACGACACGATCGTCGCCGAGAACATGCTGCACTGGTTCCGGCCGACCCGGCCGGGCCAGCACCGCGGGCTTTCGGAACTGACGCCGTGCCTGCGGCTGACGGCGAACATGCGGCGCTACACCGAGGCCGTGATCCGGGCCGCCGAGATCGCCGCCGACCTCGCCGCGTTCGTCCACAGCAACTCGCCCGCCGCCCAGGTGGACGAGGTGGACGCCTTCGCGGCGATCGAGATCGAGAAGGGCACGCTGACCACGCTGCCTGAGGGCTGGGATATCTCCCAGCTCAAGGCCGAGCAGCCCACCAACACGCACCAAGCATTCACGCGAACGATCCTCAGCGAGATCGCGCGGGGCGTGAATCTGCCGTACTACAAGGCCGCCTTCGACGCGAGTTCCTACAACTACTCGTCGGCCCGCCTGGACGGCCAGCTTCACGAGCAGAACGTCCGCGTCGAGCGTGACGAACTCGAGAGGGCGTGGCTCGACCGCATCTTCCGCGAGTGGCTCGACGAAGCCCTGCTCGTCCCCGGCATGATCCCGGCCGGCCTGCCGCCGGCCTCGGAATGGAATTGGGCTTGGGTATGGGACGGCCGCGAAGGCGTCGATCCCAACAAGGAAGCCAACGCCACCGAGACGAAGCTGGCAACGCTCACGACGAGCCTCGCCGCCGAGTACGCCCGGCAGGGGAAGCAATGGGATGTCGAACTCCGGCAGATCGCTGCCGAGCGGCAGCTCATGGCGGAATTGAATCTGTCGATCGGCAATCGGCCGTCGCAGGTCGTCGTGCCCCAGGCGGAAGCCGTGGCCGCCGCCGGCGAGCCGGGCGTGATCGCCGCCGAGTCGTACAAGCCGACCGCCGAGATGGCCGACGAGGCTGAACGTGGCCTCGCTTGGCGTCGTGAGTTCAACCGCGGCGGCACCGAGATCGGCGTGGCCCGTGCCCGCGACATCGCCAACGGCCGGCCGCTGTCTCTCGACACCGTCAAGCGGATGGCGAGTTATTTCGCCCGGCACGAGGTGGACAAGCAGGGCGAGGGCTGGAGCCCCGGCGAGGACGGCTACCCGTCCGCCGGCCGTATTGCCTGGGCGCTATGGGGCGGCGATCCCGGCCGCACGTTTGCCAATTCGATCACCGAGGAGGCCAACGCATGAGCGGACTAACGCTTCGTGCCGATGTGCGATTCGTGGCCGACGACGCCGGCGAAGGCGAAGGGCTGTCCACGCCACGGACGCCGCGCTTCTCGATGGTCGGCTACACGGGCGGCGTGATCCGCCAGTCGTGGAGCCGCGAGCCGGTCGTGATCGACCTCGCCGGCATGACCGTGCCGAGCGTCGTGCCGATCGTCTTCGGGCACGACTACTCGCTCGAGGCCGTCCTCGGGCAAGGGTCGGCGTCTGTCGGCTCGGAGCTGGTGATCGACGGCGCGATCCTCGCCAAGAGCGAAGCCGCCGGCCAGGTCGTGCAGCTCGGCGACGCCGGCTACCAGTGGCAAGCCTCGGTCGGCGCTGACGTGGACGAGCAGACGCTCGTCGGGTCTGGCGACACCGTCACCGTCAACGGCCGGACCTTCGAAGGTCCGGTGCGAATCGTCACGCGCTCCACGCTGCGGGAGTGCTCGTTTGTCACCTTGGGGGCCGACGCAGCGACGGCCGTAGTCATTACCGCCAGTTCGGCGGGGGAGTCTCCTATGAACGACGAGACGAAGGCCGCCGACGGGATGCCGACGGGGCCAGCGCAGAGCGAAGAGCACGGCGGCGCGATGCCGACCGGTCCCAGCGACGTGGCGAGTGCCGCTCCGAAGATCGACGTTCAGTCGATCCGCGAGCAGATCGTGGCCGAGGTGAAGGGTGAGCTGCTCCAGTCGCTTCGCGACGGGCGCGGCCCGGCAATTCACGCCACGAAGCCGCAGCTCGACGACGATCAGGTCACGATCGCCGCCATGCAGATGGTCGGCGGGCTCGGCGACAAGGTCGAGGCGAAGTTCGGTGATTCGCCGATGATCGAAGCGGCTGCCAAGCGGAGTCGGACGATCGGTCTTCAGGACGTGCTCGTCACTGCCGCTCGGAAGGGTGGATACGACGGTCCCCACAAGATCAATGCGTCGAACATCGGCGTGGTGCTGCGGGCGGCTTTCGCTACCCACAACATCAGCAACATCCTTGCCGCGACTTACGGCAAGTATCTGCTCTCGGGCTTCGAGGCTGTCGAGTCGGTGTGGGAGCAGATTTCGCTCGTGCGTCCGCTGAACGACCTGAAGGCCGCCACCGGCGTCAGGCTGGACGGCGGGTTCGTGTTCGATGAAGTCGGCAACGACGGGAAGATCAAGAGCGCTGATGCTGGCGATGCGGCCCGCACGCTCCAGGCAAAGACGTACGCCCGCATGTCGTCTATCACAAGAGCTGATGTCATCAACGACGACCTCGGGGCTCTGACGGCGGTTCCCCGCCGGCTCGGTCGCGGTGCCGCGCTGAAGTTCAACCAGGTGTTCTGGGCGGCGTTCGAGGCTTCCAACTCGACCTACTTCCAGGGTGCGACGGCCGGTGCCGGCAACGCCCTGGCGATCGGCTCGGTCGAGACGGCTTACGGTGCGTATCGGTCGCTCACCGATCCGGACGGGGCTCCCCTCGGCATCACGCCGAAGATCCTCCTCGTGCCGGTGGGACTGCGGATCACGGCGGACAAGATCCAAACCGGCAACACGCTCCTCGCGTCGTCGCTCGGCTCGACCTCGTCCAAGGTGCTCGAGCCCCAGGCGAACGTCCTCGCCGGGAAGTTCACGATCGTCGATTCGGCCTACCTCACCTCGGCTTCGACGTGGTGGCTGGCGGCCGACCCGGCGGACCTCCCGACGATGGAGGTCGGGTTCCTCAACGGTCAGCGTCAGCCGACCGTCGAGCAGGCCGAGGCCGACTTCGACACGCTCGGGATTCAGGTTCGCGGCTACTTCGATTTCGGCGTGAGCAAGGCCGAGAGCCGCGCTTGCTACCGGATGGCCACTGCCTGATCCGCGTCAACGTAAACAGCACCCGTGGGCCGGGCAAAGATCCCGGCCCACGGGGTGACGTTCAACCAATCACCACCCAACGAGGTTCCGAATCATGGCGACGTTCAAGAGCGATTCCGGCGTGTGGGACTACACGCCGAGCACCGCGAAGGCGGCTGGCGATGTGGTCATCCTTGGCAAGGTCGTCGGCGTCGTCTGCCGGCCGATCGCTGCCAGCACCAAGGGTGCGGTCACCACGAAGGGCGTCTTCACGTTCGACAAGGTCACCGGCGGGGCGTTGTCCGCCGGTGCCGTGGCCTACCTCCACAGCAACCTGAAGGTCACGGGCTCCGCGACCACGACCGGCATCGCCGGCGTCGTGGCTGTCGATGCCGCGGCTGGCGACACGACCGTCGATGTCGAGCTGAACGGCGGCTCGATGTTCGATCTGAACGCCACCGGCCCTGCCTGACGCTGATTCATCCCGCAAGCCGCCGGCGGTTGCCTCTCCTCGGGCACCGCCGGCGGTCTTGTGTCTTAGAGGTGACCGATGGCCGACATGCTCTCAGCCGGTGCCGCGTGGCTCGCCGACCAGTTCGCGGCGTCGGCGTCGCTCACCGTGGCATACAAGCGCGGCGCGAACTCGTCGCAGTTCGTCGCCACGATTGGCAAGAGCATGTTCGAGTCGTCGGGCCAGAACGGTGTCACGGAGCAGTGGGAGTCGCGGGACTACATCGTCAAGACGGCCGACCTGCCGTACGGCGAGCCGCTGCGTGGCGACATGATCGTCGAGGACATCGGCGGCGTGTCGGTGTTCTACGAAGTCGCCGCGCCGAGGGGCGTGCCGCTGTTCCACTACGGCGACGCTTTCCAGCATCTTGTCAGGGTCCACACGAAGCGGGCAGACAAGGATCAGACGTACATCATCACCGACCAGGGCGAAGAGATCGTTGTCCCGCTGACCGCTCAGGGCTGACACCATGCCGCTTTTCAAGCGTGTTGACCAGTTGCCCGCGGCGACCGGCGTCACCGGCACTGACTTTCTGATCCTCTCGCGGCCGTCCGGCCCGACTGGCACGGTCGGCACGCGGGCGGCGACGCTCTCGCAGCTTCTGACGTTCCTCAACACCAACGGCGGCGCTACTGGCCCGACGGGTGCAACCGGGGCCGCGGGTGCGGCGTCCACGGTCACCGGCCCGGCTGGTGCGTCTGTGACCGGCCCCACGGGTGCAGCCGGCGGCCAGGGCGAGCGAGGTGATACCGGCCCGGCTGGGGCGGCCGGCAGCAACGGCAGCAACGGCGAGGCGGGAGCTCGTGGCGATACCGGCCCTACTGGTGCGCCGGGGCAGGCGGGCAGCAACGGCGCGGCCTCGACTGTTACTGGACCCACCGGAAATACAGGCCCGCAGGGTGTGCCTGGATCGGCCGGAAGTAACGGCACGAACGGCGCGGCAGGCGAGCAAGGCCCGACCGGCCCCGTCTACGCTCCGTCGGTCACCGGCGTCTCTCTTTCCGGCACCGGAACCTACAACCCGCTCGTTCTCGACGGCGCGTTCGACGTTTACTACCTCACGCTCGCCACCGGCGCGGCGATCCAGGCTCTCAACATCACGGGGCCGACAGGCACCACAAAGCAGTTTATGAACATCGGATCCACCGGCGTGGCAACGCTGAACCACGCTACCGGCACGAACGCCAACGCTCGCATTTCCAATGTCACGCAGGGGAACTTTCTTCTGCCGATCCTTGGTGGTGTCGGGGTCGTGCAGTACGACGGCAATCAGTGGCGGGTGTTCTGATGCCTCTGCCGCCGTTTGTCATCCCACGGTTCAATCCCCGGTCGATCCCCGGCCTTGAATCCTGGTGGGACGCGGCCGACGCCGCCTCTGTCACGCTCGATTCCGGGCGCGTGTCGCAACTTGCTGACAAAAGCGGCAAAGGGCGGCACGCCGCGAACACGACGAGCGGGTCGACCCAGCCGACCTACGTCACCGGGGCGCGGAACGGGCTCAACGTCGCGCGGTTCGCTGCGGCGAGCGTTCAGCGGTTGACCGTGGCGAGTTCGACGGGTGCGTACAACTTCCTCCACAACGGAACCGACTCGTGGATCGCGGCGGTGAGTGTTTACGGGACGAGCGACAACCCAGGAACCAACTACGCGCTTTTCGCAAACAACGCCGTTGCTTCTGCAAATACTGGTGTTGCGTTTGTGTTCGACGACAGAGGATCGGGGACTCCCGCGCTTAATAATGCTTTTGGCGGTAACATTACAACCGGCTCAGTCGGTTTGTTTTCTGCAAACATTTTTGACTCCACCAACTCCCAGCCACTTTCCGCGTACACCAATGTTTTCACGCCAAATACAACTCTTATCCAAGAGTGCGTGTACGATGCAGATAACGCCACAGCCTCGCAAAGGATGAGATTGCGAATTGACGGCGGCGCAGAGATTGCGGCAAACAATAAGACAAATGCGGCAAGCACCTCAAACGCGACGTTTAGTCTTCAGCTCGGAGCGAACGGCAATAACGGAAACCCGTTGACCGGCGACATCTGCGAACTGCTGATGTTCTCCCAGATCCCGACCGCCGCCGCGCGTGACCTGATCCGCCGCTACCTCGGCGCTAAGTGGGGAGTCACCGTTGAATGACAACCCACCGATTCTTCACCACCGACAACGCGACATATGAGGCCATGAGGGCCGCCGTCGATTCCGCCTGGGGCTACCCGACCTCCGAGACCCTGACCTGCGTCCCGCCCGCGGCGGAACAGTGGCACGACGCCGAGGGCCGCGTGGTGATCGCCCTCACGTTGGAATGGCTGTCGTGGGAGCCGGTCCCGTCGATGATCGCCGGGGCGATTGCCGCAGGCGTTGTGGTCGAGATCGACGAGGCGACGTTCTGGGCCGCGGCACCGCAAATGGAGATGTGACGCACCCCCTCCGCTGCCCTCGGCCCTCCCGGCACGATTGCCAGCCGAGGAGGACCGCATGCAAGAACATCTACACGCCCTGGCAATCCACGCCTTTTACTGCGGCGAGATCGAGACCGGACGACGAGCAAGCGACCGGCTCTTGAACATGCCGCTGCCGGACGACCTCGAGCGGCAGGCTCGGGCCAACCGCACGTGGTACACGCCGCTCCTCGCCGAGCTGGCGGTCCACACGCCCCAGCGGATCGAAGTCGAGCCGGCCCACGCCGGCTGGACGACCTTCAACCCGACGATCATCCCCGACGGCACCGGCCTCCTGGCGATCGTGCGGTCCAGCAACTACCGGATCGACGCGGCCGGCCGGTACGTGATTCCGCCGGAAGACGCCGGGGCAATCCGCACCGAGAACATCCTCTGCCGGATCGACCGCGACGGGAACGCCTACGACGCAAAAATGATCGTCCCGCCGGCCTACGAGCCCAATGGCTACCCGGTTCACGGGCTGGAAGACTGCCGGCTACGCCGGACGCCCCGCGGCGTCAGCGTCTCCGCGACGGTCCGCGACGCGGCACCGTGGACGGGGCAGTGCCGGATTGGGGTGGCCGACCTCGACATTGCCGAGGCCCGGCTACACGGGCTCCGGGTGCTGGAATGGGAAGGGCTCGGCGTCCACGAGAAGAACTGGATGCCGATCGACGGCCAGGACGGCTGGCTGTACGCCGCCAACCACGTCGGGGTGACGGTCACGGTGGCGGCCGATGCCGACATGCCGGGCGTTTACGAGGTAACCGGCCGCGGGGCGGCTCCGCACCTCGCCAAGGGCTTCCGGGGCGGCGGGCAGCTCGTGCCGGTCCGCGGCGGCTGGCTGGCGATCGTTCACGAGGTGGCACACATCGAGGACGGCCGGCGAGCCTACGAGCATCGGTTCGTCTGGTTCGACTCGGAGTTCACGCTTCGCCGGTGGTCGCCGCTGTTTGCGTTCAAGGGCACAAAGTCGATCGAGTTCGCCGCCGGGCTGGCGGGGCTCGACGGGCAGATCGTGGTGTCGTTCGGCGTCAACGACGCGGAAGCGTGGACGACCTCAATCGCAGAGGAGGATGTATGCGACCTGCTCGCGCCTGTCTCGTGACGGGGTATATCCGTTTGGATCTACCCAACCGATCCCACGACGAGTACGAGCGGCTCGGCCGGCAGCTCGTTGGCGCTGCCGAGGCCGACGGGCACCTCGTCAACGTCTTCGGCGGCACGGTCGAAGACTGCTGGCACTACCACCTCTCCGCGGGTGCCGAACTGCCGCTCGGGAATCCGGGCAAGGACTCGCGGGAGTTCCTTGCCGTGCAGCACCAGAAAACCGCCTGGGTGGCGGACGCCGCGAAGATCACCGACGCCGACGTGCTCGTCTGGATGGACTTCGGCCTGCTGCACGTGCCGGGGATCACCGCCGACATGGTGCCGGCGTTCCTTGAGCGGGCCGCCGCGTCGGCCCCGCGGGACCGGGTCGGCATGGCGTCGATCTGGGGGCCGCCCCGGCGGATTCCTGATTGGCGGTCCGTCGAGTGGTGGTGTGCCGGCGGCGTGTTCACCGTGCCGCGGTCGATGGCGTTCGCGTGGCATGACGCGGTCGTCGATCGGGCGACGGCGATCCGGGCCGCCGGGCACGTCACGTGGGAAGTGAACACGTGGGCAACGGCCTGGGCGAGTTGGAACGTCGTCCGGCCGTGGATGTGCGACCACAACGAGACGATTCTGGAGGCCGGGCCGTGAATGACTACGTGGTCGTGATCCCGACGCGCAACCGCTACCGGCTCTGCCTGCGGGCGATCCGGTCGGCGCTGACGCAGACCGTCCCGCCGGCGGAAGTCTTCGTCGTTGACGACGCCTCCGACGATCCCCGCTATCAGTGGCTCGAGGAGATCGTCGGCAGCCCGCGGCTCACGGTCCTCCGGCGAGCCGTGTCGAGCCGAGAGGAAACCGGGGCGGGGTTCGCCGTCGGCACCGTGCGAAACGACGCCATCCGGCACGTCTTGAAGATCGGATTCTCAGGCTGGGTGGCGTTCCTCGACGACGACGACGAGTGGCTGAAGACGAAGGCTGCAGTTCAGTTCGCGGCGGTCGGGTCGAACGGCCGTTACGGGGTGCTCTGCTCCAACGCCTTCAACCGCGATCCTGCCGGCGTGGTCAGCGGCTACCACCACGAAACGCAGGGCGTCCAGATCACCGACACCACCCGCGACGTGACCGCGATCTGCCGGGCGACCAACCCGGTAATCAACTCGACCGCGATGATTCACACGAAGATCGTCGAGCGGCTCGGCGATCAGCAGCCGGCCGGCTTCGGCGAGGATTGGGACTACTGGCAGCGGGCTTCCAGGCTGACGGGAATCATGCGGGTGGAAGAGCCGTTGGCGTGGTACACGGTGGGCAATCCGAAGGAGTACACGCTATGAAGATCGGCGTTTACGCTCTGGCTAAGAACGAGTCGAAGCACGCGGAAGCGTGGGCCGCGGCGACCGCCGATGCCGATGTCCGCGTCGTCACCGACACCGGCTCGACCGACAGCACCGTCGAGCTGCTCCAGGCGGCCGGCGTGACCGTGGCCCGGTCCTACGTCGTGCCCTGGCGGTGGGATGTCGCGTGGACGCAGGCGCTCTGCAATCTGCCGCCGGATGTCGATGTCGCCTTCCGCGTCGATCTCGACGAGCGGCCCCAGCCGGGCTGGCGGGCGGCGATTGAAGCGGCGTGGGACGGAACCGCCAACAACCTCGTCTACGACTACTGGTGGTCGATGGACGACGCCGGCCGTCCGCTCCTGCGGTTCCATTGCGATCGGGTTCACGCCCGGTCGGGATTCGTCTGGCGGCAGGCCACGCACGAAGGGCTTGTCTGCTGGAGCGGGGAGAAGGTGCAGCGGAAGGCCGACGGCCTGGTTGTCGAGCACCACCGCGACAAGAACAAGGCGCACAAGACCGACCTCGAGCTGCTGAAGGTCGCGGTCAGCGAGTCGCCGGCCGACGCACGGGCACGGTGGTATTACGCCCGCGAGCTTGATTACGCCGGCATCCCGACGGCGGCGGGCGAGTTCGCCGGCTTCCTGAAGATGGCCGGCGGATCGCCGACGG